GCCGAATTTGACGAGATTTGTTCACTTACTAATCCAACAGTAAAGAAAGCGTTACTCAAATCTTTTACTGATGATTGTGATGCAGCAGCCGTTCATCTTCAAGCAGCAGCCTTACCACGGCAGAAGTATCATGTTATTTTACCTATCAATTCGTTGAAGGATAACGAGGTTTACGCTCCTAATTATAAGAACGGAGAACAAGTGGCTCTTGTTCGTTTTCCTCATGGCGGTACTTTCGAAATTCCAATTCTGACTGTTAACAATAAACATGCTGAAGCTAGGCGAATTTTAGGAAATACTCCTATTGATGCTGTTGGAATTAATAGTAAAGTTGCAGCGAGGTTATCCGGAGCTGATTTCGATGGCGACACTGTTATGGTTATTCCTACAGGTGGTAAAGTAAAAATTATTTCTACTCCTCCTTTAAAGGGATTGGAAGGTTTTGACCCTAAAATGGAATACCCTGAACGACCCGGAATGAAGTATATGAAAAATACTCAAACAGAGATGGGTAAAATTTCAAACCTTATCACCGACATGACTTTGAAAGGTGCTACACAAGATGAAATAGCAAGAGCAGTTCGTCATAGTATGGTTGTTATTGATGCCGAAAAGCATAAACTTGATTATAAAAAGAGTGAAATCGACAATGGTATCGCTTCTCTTAAGAAAAAGTATCAAGGAACTTATGATAATACCGGCCGTTATCACGAAGGTGCTGCAACTTTAATTTCTAGGGCTAAGTCTGAAGTATCTGTTTTAAAGCGAAAAGGTAGCCCTATTATCGATAAAGAAACCGGTAAGCAAACTTATAAAGAAGTATACGAAGAGTATACCGATCCTAAGACTGGAAAAACCCGTGTCCGTACTCAGAAGTCTACTAGGATGGCGGAAACTGATGACGCATTTACTCTTGTGTCAGATGCTAACACTCCGGCCGAAAGAGCCTATGCAGAGTATGCCAATAAGATGAAGGCTTTAGCGAACCAGGCACGCAAGGAGATGGTAAATACCGGTAAAATAGAATACTCATCCTCTGCTAAAGCAACTTATCAAAAGGAAGTGGACTCCCTAATGGCTAAGCTTAACGTGGCCCTTAAGAATGCACCTCGTGAGAGACAGGCCCAGGTAATAGCTAATGCTGCCGTTAATGCTAAAAAGAAGGCTAACCCCGACATGAAGCCTGGTGAAATAAAGAAAATCAGTCAACAAGAGTTAACTAGAGCACGTGCCGCTGTCGGAGCCAAGAGGGAGACCATAAAGATTACTGATCGTGAATGGGAAGTCATCCAGGCAGGAGCTATCAGCGAGAACAAACTCATGCAGATCCTAAATAACACGGACATTGACGATCTTAGACAACGAGCTACTCCAAGAAATACGACCTCATTGAGTACAGCTAAGATTAACAAAATTTCTTCTATGAACGCTTCTGGTTACAGCACTGCCGAAATTGCTGATGCTCTTGGAATTTCAACAACCACCGTATCTAAATACTTGAAAGGAAAGGAGTGATCTGTTTATGCGAAGATGTATGATAACAACGTTTGATAACCCTTATGACCCATTCGAACAGTTCACTTCTTGGTTCTTGTTCGATGTGGAAAAAGGTTACAATACTTGTTCGTATTTAGGAAGAATTGCTCGAACTTCAGATCAATTGTCAGAAGAAGAAAACAACCTGGAAATCGAAAGAGCAATTGATGAAATCATTAAATACGATTTCAGAAACATCTACAAGAAGGTCACAAGGCAAGATACTGATACCTACTGGTAAAGATTACAGAAATGTAGCCAAACAAAAACGGTTATGACTCTCGACGGTGGATGATATAAGGGGTGTCGCTTACCTAAATGTAGCCAAACAAAAACGGTTATGACTCTTGGGGTGTCGCTTACCTAAATGTAGCCAATTTACTATTTAATAGATGAAAGGAAGTTATTCTTGTGAAAAAGAGATTTTTCTAGATAATTTTCTAAACAAAAAACGGTTATGACTCTCGACGGTGGATGATATA